AGACATCAAAGTTAAACCGACAGAAGAAGAGTTGAACAAATTAGAAAGTTTTTTGAAAAATGTTAAACACACGAGTTAAATGGGGTTGAACAAAAGATTTCTAAAAAAAGAAAACATTCTAAATAATATTGATAATATATTAAATTATTTTAACGTCGATATACTATTCTGTACCGACGAGTTTTCTATGCAAGTCTATAACTTTTACAAAAAAGGTAAAACCAAAGAAGAGATAATAAATTACATAAATAAAATCAAATGAAAGTTAAATTAGAATATGTTTGGTTAGATGGTTACAAACCAGAACCTAACTTACGAAGTAAAGTCAAAATCGCTGACTATAATTCAATATACGATAAGAGAACAGGAGATTTAGTTTTCCCAATGTGGAACTTTGACGGTTCATCAACAAACCAAGCCGACACTGGTAATTCAGACAGATTATTAAAACCTGTTAGACACTATATGACAGATTTACAAAATACAATTTACGTTTTGTGTGAGGTATTGAATCCTGATGGTAAACCACATGAAACAAACCAAAGAGCAAGACTTCAAAATGAGGAGGAAGATTTATGGTTTGGATTTGAACAAGAATACTTTATTCGAGAAGAAATTGGTGGAAGTATGTTAGGGCACAAAAGAAACATTTTGAAAGGTCAAGGAGAATATTATTGCGGTGTGGGTCATAATGTTGTTGGTCGTGATTTTGTTGAAGAACACTTAGAAATGTGCCTATCTCATAAAATTGACATTACAGGTACTAATGCTGAAGTGGCTTTAGGTCAGTGGGAATATCAAGTTTTTTCGAAAGGTAAATTGAAAGGAGGTGATGACCTTTGGATGAGTAGATATTTCTTATATAAGATTTCTGAAAAATACGGATATCATATTGATTTACATCCAAAACCATTAACACACGGAGAATGGAATGGCTCAGGTCTTCATACAAATTTTTCGAACGATAAAATGAGAAACAAAGGTGGATATGATTACTTTATGGCTATCTTTAGTGCATTTGGTTCAAGACACGAAGACCATATTAAAGCATATGGGTCAAACAACAATCTTCGTTTGACTGGTGAATATGAAACACAATCAATTGATAAATTCAGTTGGGGGGTTTCTGATAGAGGGGCATCCATTAGAGTTCCGCAAGAAACTTCAGTTGAGTGGAAAGGTTATGTTGAAGACCGACGCCCAGGTTCAAACGCCGACCCATACAAAATTATTCGTGAGATTGTCAATTCATTAGACACCACACATCAAATTTATGAAATGAAAAATATGATGAATACTTACGTTGATGCAAAAACATTGGAGGGAAAGTATGGAACAAAATCTAATGATGAGTTATTAAAAGAATATCGAGAAGAATAATGGAACACGTTAATCACCCAAAACATTACGGAGGAGAAGATAATCTTTATGAAGCAATCAAAGTTATTGATGCTTGGGATTTAGGGTTTAGTTTAGGAAATACAGTAAAATATATAAGTCGTGCAGGAAAAAAAGGAAAAGATAAAGAACTCGAGGACCTCAGAAAAGCTCTATGGTACCTCCAACACCACATCGAAACACTTGAAGAAAAAAACAGGAATTAATAGAGAAATAACAGTTTGGGATGCACTAACAACACCAAAAGAATTAATAAGAGAAACTTTAATTAATTTTTCTTGGGGATTTTTAGGAAACTCTGTTGTTGTATTTGTTGCAAAAGAACTGGACTTTATGGTTTTGATAAACTATATTGTTTATTACATACTAATATCTTACATTGTGAATAGGAAAAAATATGATACCATACTTGGAAAGTTTATAGTACTTCCTGGTTCAGCTGCCGTAGGAGCTTTCACAGGTTATAAGTTGGCTCAAATAATAGTTAATATAATTTAATAAATGGAAACAAGATACAGAATAATTGCCACATGTATATCCATAGTTTGGTTGGTGATGGTATGGACATTAGTATATGAATTAATAAAAATGATATTTTAAAATGATAGAAACAGGAAAAATAATTAATGGTGATTGTATTGAAGTAATGAAAACATTACCTGAAAGTTGCGTTGATTTAATTGTCACGTCACCACCTTATGGGGTTGGCATTGATTACGATGTACACGAAGATGATATGGAATTTAATGATTATGTTGAGTTTGCCAAATCTTGGTTAAGTGAAGCTTATAGATTGTTAAAAGATGATGGACGAATTGCCTTGAACATTCCTTATGAGATTAATAGACAGAAAAAAGGTGGACGTATCTTTTTTGTTTCAGAGATGTGGCAAATTATGAAAGAGATTGGTTATGGTTTTTTTGGTATTGTTGACCTTGAAGAACAATCACCCCATAGAAGTAAGACCACGGCATGGGGTTCTTGGATGAGTCCGTCATCACCATATATCTATAACCCAAAAGAGTGTGTTATTTTAGCTTACAAAAACAAACACATCAAAAAAGTCAAAGGAGAACCACAATGGACCGGAGTTCCAACTGAAATAGAACAAGAAGACGGTTCAATAAAAAAGAAAATGGTTTATGATGAGAATGATAAAAAAGAGTTTATGGAACTTGTGTTTGGTCAGTGGAATTACTTTGCAGATACTAAGTCACTCACCAAGGCTACGTTCTCGATGGACATACCAACTAAGGCAATTAAGATATTATCCTACAAAAACGATATAGTCTTAGACCCATTTGCAGGAAGCGGTACTAGTTTAGTGGCTGCTGAGGTATTAGGTCGTAGATGGTTAGGAATAGAACTATCACCAAACTATTGTGATATAGCTAAAACAAGAGTTGAATATTTCAAAACTTTAGAAACAATAATAGAAACCCCAATTTAATTTGGGGTTTTTTATTTTATAAGGTATTTATTAATATGAAAATCATCATCACAGAAAATCAACTAAAGTCTCTTATTTCAGAATCTGGTATTCGAGATATAAATGATTTATTGAAAAGATATAAAAAGGCGAAAATATATTTTCATCAAGATTTAGATGGTGTAGCTACTGCAATTGCAATGAAAAAATATCTTGAAAATCAAGGGTTCAAAGTTGTTGATTGTGAGGTTATACAATATGGTGAAAAAGAATGGGCAATAAAAAGAGCAGACATCAGTGATGAGGCTCGTGGAGAAGTAATGCCGGTACTTGTAGATTTTGCACACGGAAAACCTATGTTTGAAATTCATACTGACCACCACGACAGTCAAGTTGGTGTTGAAAAAGAAACATCAACCAGTTTTAAAAGTGCTAGGTCAAATGTTGAAACAATATCACAATCAGTATCACCAATAGAGTTATTTTCCTCTTCTGATTTATCTATCATTTCGATGGTGGACTCAGCTAATTACGCGATAGATGATATAACACCTAAAATGGTAATGAATTTCATTTATAAGTTTGATGAAACAAAAACAAGTCGAGATAATATGATTATGTTAGGTTTAGTAACTAACAAATTATTATTAGCGTATAAAAATTACCCCAATTTTATGGAAGATTTGGTTATGAAAGCCGAACCCTCTATTAAAAATATCTACAACATCATAAAACAATTTGCTATTGAAAGAAACTACGCAGATATTAATACCATGATTGCAAATCAAGAAAAATACCTTATAGATAGAAAAGAAGGAACTAAAAGTAATCGTGGTGTTGAAGTGGTTGGTAATATTTTAACACAGATGGATTTGGGGTCAATGAGAAAAGGTTCGTATGATAGATATGTTCCATTTGAACTTTATCCCGACGCAGACTTTTTGGTTACAGGTTTAGGAGGTCAAGTTGGTATGGTCCAAGCGTCTTGTAATCCATTTAAAAAGGAAAGAGCATTAAAAGGAATTGATTTAGGTGAAATTAAAAATGAGGTGTTAGATTTTTTCAAACCTGAATTAGAAAATGAAATATTAACATATCGTTTAATAAAGAAAATTGCAGAAAAAAAGGCAACAGATGAATCCGTTGGTTTTACCATGAGAGATTTTGAAGCCATTTATGGGGACCTACCTTCATTTAAAAATAATTCGGTAAATGCTTACGATTTTTTAAAGGCTAATTCGGGAGGACACAAGTGTATTACAAATATATCAGGAATTAATTATGTGTATAGTGGATATGATAAACCATACACAAAAGATTTACCTGAAGAGTTATTACCAATTGCAAATTACACAGGTGATAACAATTTTGTTAATAACATCAAAACTCAACTTCTAAAATATAGAAAACTATCTGAAAAACAGAGAGAAGCTGCAATGAGACAAATCGGAAAAGAAAATAAATTTGATTTGGATGACGTACAAACTTCAAGTTCAAGAACTAGTAGAGATTTAGTAATTGATATGAGAAATAAATTTATTGATATTCTACAAAGAAAAATAGATAAAAATTAAAATAAAGAAGTCTTAATTTTATCCCCCTCATTTATTCCTAATTCTTTACAAGTTCCACCATCAAGCTCTAAAACAATATTACCAAACCCCTCAAACATTTTACAATTTTCCTTATCATCACAAGGAGGACAGCTATGATTGATTTTTGTTATTACATTTCCATCAATCATAATAATATCTAAAGGAATTAAACAATCGTACATCCAAAATGTTTGATTTTTTTTATCTGGCATCATAAACAACATACCATCAAAATTACTATCAAATTTTTTACCCATCATACCCTTCTGAATAGACTCAGGGTTGGCGGCCACTTTACAATTAAAAACGTTATCGTTCACTAAAATTTTCACATTATATAAATATTTGAAAAAAAATTTAAAACCAATAAAACTTTTGATTAACAACGATATATTTATATTTATCACAAAAATTTCAATAAATTTTTATTGTAGTATTTGACAAATCAGAATATTAGTTCTAAATTTGTAAAACAATTGGGAAACGACCCATTGTATAAGTTGAAAAATTAAAATTATGAGTGAAGATTTAATCACCACTTCAGAGATTTTCTATTATTTTGATGATAAAGGAAGAAAACTTTATACTTCAAATGAAGTCTTTGCAAGTGTTAGAGCTAAGTACTACGGAACAGTAAAAGTTTTTGTAGAAAATGTTTAAAAAAAATTCACAAAGACTTGTTTTTTAAAAATAAAAAACATAACTTTGTAAAACATTTGGAACTTAAAGGTAATGAAAGATACTCGGTATTCAAATGTAAAGTTCTTTGAAATTCTAACGAACAAATTGTTCAGACAAAATTTAAAATAAAAGATTAACCCCCTTTTCTTTAAAGTTTGTAAAACGAAGAGTTCAATGGGCCGTGTATGGTCCATTAAAATAAACCACGAAAGTGGGATAAAGTGAATCAGAAGTGTAACTGATTTGCGTCTTGGTTGTCTTCGGATAATCGAGGTCGAGTACACAAGCGGGATACAATTATAGCTTTAGTATTGAGGGCAACGCTGTAAAGAATGAGTTATAATTAATGGGCGATGTGGGTCGTCTGTTTGAGGTGGGAACACCAATAGGAATAACCCGTAGGAATAATTGCAAAACTTGAGGTCATCCAACTTCGATATTGCGTTTTCCAATATGATAGGTTACTTAAAACCAAGTGGCAGTACCACAAGGTAAGAAGAAGAACGAGTGGTGTCGCTAGCTTCCCTCACTTTGGTTTACCAAAACCCGGTGATGAAGTAGTCTTGAAATATGGAGGTAGGGATATCTCACGGAGTAGTTGAGTATTGACTTGTTCAAAAGATAGGTCAGCTCGGGTGGCGGACCACTACTTCGACAATCCACAACACGAAAACTTATGGAAGTTGATTACTCCAATAATTAATATTACAATAAGGAAGAGTGTCCGTCAGGTTTGAATGAAAGGTGACTACATAGTAATGAGCCGTTCATTGCACACGAAGGTCCCAAGCTGACGTGTAATTATCTGAAAAACCTTTAGTCCCGCAAGGACGAATTGGGGAGGCATCCTCGAAAAGAGTCGATTAAGATGAGAGTAATTCAAACCTCAAGGAGTGGTAAACCTAAAAGACCGTCACTGAGAAATACTTCTCAAAAGGAAGTGGATAGGAGTAGAAACAATAATGACTCTAAAGGTTCTCATAACAACGTGTAATCTCAGCGTTTTTTTTTTAATGGAGCCACCGGTAAAAATTTGATGGATAAGAAAAAAACTTATCCATTTTTTTGTGCATTTAATTTTTTTTTATATCTTTGTTGTATGGAAAACGCATATAAATCAGGATACGCACTTAAAGACAAAGACATCAAGTTTATAAAAAATTATTGTAAAACCTTAGAAATCAAAACCAATGGGTATCCTCATAGAAGACATTCTGATACATGGGGAGTTTTAATAAATTCATCAATAAAAATTACCTCAATTAGAAAATATCAACACTGTTACACTTGGAAAGATAGAGAATTTGTTTATGAAGTTGATGTTGAAATTGATGTCAAAAATAGCAAGTATATGGAACAATACGAACGTTCCGGTTGGTATATTAGACAAGATTTTATTCATGGAGTTAAAAGAATGAACCGGAGATATAGAGATGCAATTGAAAATTACATCCTTAATGAATTGAAATATATGAATGTGAATGAAAACCTTACTATATCAAAAATTAAATGGATAATTGAATAAAAAAATTTGGTTCATTAAAAAAAAATACTTACATTTGTAAACATATGGCAACAGTAAAAAGTATATTAGTCGTTCATCCAAAATACGGAGAGTTAATTTCAGAAACTTTTTTAGATGAAACACAGCACAAGATTTTTTTAAAAATGTTACACACAGCTGTTGCTCTCGGTAACGATTTCAATACTTATAACGGTAAAGATTTTTTCATTCACGTTCCAAGTGTGATGTTAAAAGAGTGTTTGATTTTAGGTCAAACACAAGAGGTTTCGATGAGTGACGTAGTTGTTGCAAAATCTAAACTCGAAATGTAGTTTCTTTGTTCTATAAAAACAAGGTGGTGGAGAGATGTTGGCACGTATCTGTGTTGACCCAAAAATAAAGGTGGATTTACGTCCACCTTTTTTGTTTTTTGATATATTTATTATATAAAAAAGTATGAGAAGAGTATATA